TTAATGTACTCACTTGACCTGCCAATGTTTTAGATTGCTTTTCCATTGAACCAAAATACTTACCACCCTCACTTGAAGCGAATTTCATTGCTTCCGTAACTTCATCTACACTAATCTTATTGTCCTCATACCTAGCAGTTACTTGTTGCATTGTTTCACCAGTCATTTGAGCAATCGCTTGTAATGGATTGAACCCAGCATTTATCATCTGCTTAATATCTTGCATATTGACTTTTCCTGCTGATGACATCTGTCCATATGCCAAAGCAATAGATTGCATTTTATCTGCTGAACCCTGTGCTATATCTCCTAAGTTAACAGTTGCGTCATACGCTTGGTCAGCAGTCATTCCATACTGCATAAGTACTTGTGTAGTTTTTGCTAATCCTGCTAATTCATAAGGAGTTTCTGCACCAACAGTTTTAAGTTTGTCTACTAATTCAACTGCTTTGTCAGCAGAACCTGTCATTACTTCAAAGGAAGTTTGTAATTGTTCTATTTCAGCATTAAAATCAACACCTGTTTTCATTAAAGCAACAAAACCAGCACCCATTGCCGCAGTTGCAATTCCTGCAACCTTTCCTGCTGTCTTAAAAGCACCACCAATTTTACTAACAGTTTTTTCAGAACCAGTCACCATTGAATTGACTGACTTTCCTGCTTTGTCCATTGACGCTTCAAACTCATTAGTTTTTGCAACAAGTTTTGCTGTTATGTCTCCTAGTGTCATTTTTTTACTTTTATCATTTTAGATCCACTCAATTCCTTTTTAAGTTTCTCTATACTATTTCTATTTATCTGTTCATCATAATCATATCTGCCGACATTTCTCAGTTCAAGAAATAGTGCTTTCGGATTCTCTGTGTAGGGATTTTGTGCTATTGCCAAAGATAACAGGGATTCTCTGCGTTGCCTGTCTGATATACAATCGGATAGTTGTAACCAATCACCTATTGTTATGTTGTCTAAAACATAATCCATAGTCCAACTATATTCAGAACATCAACAATTAAGTAAATCCACTCCCTACTTATGCTTTCTTGTTGAACATCCGACCCAGTTCCCCGAATTCTTTTTTTATCTCGTCAATATTATTAACTTCTAAAAGAACTTTGAAAAGTTTAGTGATATCAATAATACTTAAATCACCAACTTCTTTCGCTGGTAATCCACTAGCAACAGAAAGAATATCTAAGATTTCATCACTGGAATCAGATATTAACTCTGCGAATATACCTAGTGTTACAGTATTATCTAAACTTTTGATATTTTTAGTATCAATCCCTGCTAAACTCCCTTTAACTTTTTCAGGTAGTGTTTTGATATATTTCAAAACTTCTAATACCTTCCTAAAAGGTATTGCTTTAATAACTACTTCTTTTCCGTTTAACTCTACTGTTATTGTGTTCATATAATTAGCGACTCTTAAAGAGTTCTTTGCTAAACTTAAATACTAGGTTGTTGAATCCCCTATGAATCCAAGATAGTTTCCATCAGTTTTTGTTTCATCTATCAAAGCAACAAATTCTACTTCAATGATCCTTTCACCATCATTCTGGTATGGTAATTCTATTGTTGAAGCAACTACTGCTTTGTGGAAGACAACATCATCATCAAGATTTGTACTCTCATTTGCTATTGGATGTAATACCAACTGCTTTGCTTCATCTGATAATGAATCTCCTACTGTTGAACCTATCGTTAGTTTACTTCCATCAGTTGTTCCTTCTGGAATTGCTATTTGAAGATTTGCCAAAGTAGATTCTGCAAGAGGGACTTTTGCTGTAAACTTCTCCCCCAAGAGTTTCTTGTCAATGACAGTTTCTCCATAAGCATCAACCATAAGGTCGTGGTAAGTAGGTTCGTAAGTAACTGTGACTCCACCTTTTGTATGACCTAAGTCAATACTGTTGAATTCCACAGAACATACGCCTAACTTTACATTTGCTATGTCTGACATAAATATAAATACTAAACTTAAATACCTTTCTTCACAGGACTCTTAAAACGAATAGTTACAATGTCTTTACAACGAGGACACTTAATCCTTATTCTGCCATTGTAAACATATTCTTCTAGTAGTAAAGCACGACATTTCGGACACCTTAACTCCCTGTATACTTCACTACCATATTTTAACATATTTAACGACCTCTCACCTTACAATTAAAGTTTGCACTGTATTCTATCCTTCCTTTTTCATCTCTACCTAAACTATTTATCTCCCCAAATAAGAGTATTGAATAGTAATAGTTTCCACTTGTTACTAATGTTGAATTATATGTCTGGTGCAAATCTTCCACTATATTACTAATTCTTTCATAAGCAGTTTGTGCTGAATCACTTCTAGTTATTATTTCAAAATTAGGACTTCCTATTGGTAAATATATATCTGGTATCTGACCACCTGTTGTAAATACTGCTGTGCAATCATTGTCTAAGTCAGGAAGCATATCAACAAACAAATCTGTATTGAGAGTTGCATACCCTTGACTTGCTATAAATTGTGCTACTTCTAATGCTATGTGATTCACTTAAATGTAATCTCCCTTAGTTTAGATAGAAACTTACCTTGCCAATCTCCCAAATTAGATTCAACAGGTTGTTCCAAATACTTCGCCTTTCTCCCATTTCCAAATCTATATTCAGGGTGTTCGTGCAATCTTGCCGCATAAGGAGTATGATAACCAAACCTAAATCCTATTTCATTTGTCAAAGGATCAACTCTCCAACTATCTCTTAAAGTTCCCACCTTAAAAGGAACCTGTTTTTCTGATTCATTACCTATGACATCAACAGCAAGTTCACTAGCAGTCCACATTGCTTCAACCATTTCTTTAATTATCTTCTTTATGTTTTCAGGAACATTGTGTTCCCACTCAATACTAACTTTCGCCATATTTCTTACATACTAATCTAATATCCCTGTAATGACCTACTTCATTTTTAGGTTTTGAAACACCCAGTACTATATACGGAACATTTGCATAAGTTACTTTCTGCCCTATCTGAACATCATCATATAATCCCAAAGGTAAATGAACTAAAATATCACTCATAGTTCGCTCACCTCTAAGGTCCAATGTTTCAATGGATTTTTCTATTACTCTTGCTTTGTATTCTGTCCCTGTTTCCCAAGTTTGCTCTCCATAAACATTCCTACTTAACTCGTCGTGAATTGTAACACAGCAGTTGTAAACCATATTGTCTATATAATCAAATTACCTTTGCGATTCATAATACCTCTTAGGTATTCTCTTGCTTTCGGTGCTACTACTCTGTTTATATGTAATGGAATATCATAACTATAATTGTCTATATTCTCAGTATCCTTGTCTGAACCACTATTGAAGAAGTCATCTCCCATTTCAATCATATACTCTACTTGTGCAAGTGTTGCTTGTTTAACCTGTTCTGGAATAAACTTGTAAATCACATTATCAATTACTTTCACATCTTTTGCTCTTGGAAACTTTGCCAACTGATAGATTCTATACACAGAAGTTGAATCAATAGCACTTGTAAATGCTTTATGAACAGTTATTGTTGAAGTACTTGTATCGTGTGAAGTGATTAACCTCTCCTCCCCTTCATTAGTTCCTGATAATACTTGTAACATACATCTGGTATACCTACCATCTACATTACTACTCAACAGAGAATCTCCTGAGGTATCTATTAAAGAAGTAGTTGTTCCACCAGTAGCAATTCCTGTTACATCATATCGCTGATACGAGTTCTGAAAACCGACATACTTATCAATTATATCTTCTGCTAGTTCCATTCTTTGTATTGCTTCATCACTATCAGTAATAGCAATATCACAATACTCCTGCACTTCTGCTTGTGTGATATAACCTCTCTTAGTTTCTATCGCCATAATATTTTATACTTAAATTAACATTTAGGTTTAGAAGTGCCTATTTTCCAATTTTCATCACTTCTATTATACCATTTTTCACAATTTCCTTGGTCATCAGATTTCCATACAGGTTTGTTTTTAGTATGCCAGTATTCTCTAATTCCTATTATATATAATCCTATTTCACTTGCCATAATTCCATCTATATACAAACCAACCTCTGAATCATCTGTCCCACTACTGAATATATACATACCCCTTTGAGACTAGTGCCCCTGTAATGTATATGTTTTTGTTTGAATATGTAGAAACACTACCTATGGTATAAACACCCCTTACAGAACCACTAAGGTCCTTTCCAGATATATACAAATTAGCACCTGAGGTGTCAGAACCTATACCAATTATGTATACCCCTGTTGTAGATTCAGTAGATATCTTTCCTGAGATGTATAGATTCTTAATTGAGAATGAATCTGCTGTTCCTGAAATATATATCAACCTTTCTAATGTTCCAGTATCTTTACCTTCAATATATAACTTACTTTCTTTTATTCCTGTCGCAATTCCTTTAATATACAATCCAGTTTCAAAACTATCTTCTAGTTTACCCTCAATGTATAGATTCTTTATTGAATACCCTGTATCAATTCCTTTTAAGTATAGATTGCTTTCTGAATATACTAATTCCCTTCCATCAATATACAAACCTCTTTCTGCGTAATCAGTTAGTTTACCTTGTATGTAAAGTAAACTTTCTGAATAATCTGTGTCATAACCAGCAATGTAAAGTTTAGATTCAGATGTACCAGTTGCTATTCCTTTCAAATACAATCCAACTTCATTGTAGTTTGTAAGTTTACCCTGTATGTATAAAGTATTTTCAGAATATCCTCTATCAATTCCTAATATGTATAATCCTTTTTCAGAATAATCCCCTCCACTACCTATAAGATATAAACTTTTCTCACTCCACTCTAAACCTATAATATACAACCCAGATTCACTTGACGCAGGTTTACCATTGATATATAAACCCTTCTCACTCGTTCCTGTATCAGTTCCTTGTATATATAGTAATCTGTCTGAATAATCAGTATCAACACCTGATATATAAAGTTTAGATTCACTTTGTGTAGAAACACTTCCCCATATATAAAGTAGGATCTCTTCGTAATCTGACATCCTACCTTGTATATAGAGATTTGATTCTGAATAATCGCTTGATGATCCTTTTATGTAAAGTAGTGTTTCATTATTACCTTTGTAGTTTCCGTCAATGTATAAACCTTTTTCTGATGTATTACTTAAACTACCTTGTATATATATATTCTTTTCATAACCACCAGTATCTAAATTACTCTGCTTTCCCCATATATACAATGATTTTTCACTATCTCCTAATAACGCACCAGTAATATAAAGTCCTTTTTCAGAAGTCCCAGGAGATTGTCCTGATATATATAATCCTCTTTCTCCAGAGGTACTTATATAACCCAATACATACAAACCGCTTTCTGAGTTTGCTTCCCTACGAAAAATAACATTATCTACTGAACGAATATAGTTAGTATAGAGTGTCTCCCCCGAATCTATTAATCCCTCCCAAGCAGTTTCTGCAGAAGATGATGACGCTATTCCGTTTAAGTATCCCAACCTTGCTGATGGTACAGACCAATCTATATTGTGTGTTGCAAACCACCCTGTGCTATCGGGAAGTATCAGAGAAGTTAAACTACTACAGTTACGAGCATAGTAATACATAAAATAAGTTCCTACACTTTCTAACTCTGAAGTGTCTGGTATTGACAAACTTGTTAAGCTACTACAACCATAAGCATAGTGAGACATAAAATAATTCCCTACACTAGTAAGCCCTGAGGTGTCTGGTACTGATAAACTTGTTAACTTACCACAGCTACGAGCATAGTGAGACATAAAAGAAGCCCCTACGCTAGTAAGCTCTGAGGTGTCTGGTACTGATAAACTTGTTAACTTAGTACAACTACGAGCATAGGAAGACATAAAAGAATCCCCCCCACTAGTAATACCCGAGGTGTCGGGTGCTGACAAACTTGTTAAATTACTACAACCATAAGCATAGTAATACATAAAAGAATCCCCCACATTAGTAATACCCGAGGTGTCGGGTGCTGATAAACTTGTTAAACTATTACAACCATAAGCATAGGAAGACATAAAATAACTCCCTACACTAGTAAGCCCTGAGGTGTCTGGTACTGACAAACTGGTTAACCCATAACACCCATTGGCGTAGTAAGCCATAAAAGAATCCCCCCCACTAGTAATACCCGAGGTGTCGGGTGCTGACAAACTTGTTAAACTAGTACAACCATAAGCATAGTAAGCCATAAAATAATCCCCCACCGTTGATATGGGGGTAGCAGTAGTGTCCCACGCAACGGTAACACTTGCTTTTATGTTAGGAAGTATAGCAGTACTATTAGAAGACATCCCAGACAAGGGGGTTCTAAATTGGTAGGTAGTATCAGCGTTTAGTGTACAGTCAGTAGTCAACCAAGACCCAGAAGTACCTTCCCTCCAAGTTGTTGATTTAACCATTGCCTTTACGACTTGGGAAGCATCACTTGCTACTGTAATTGTTGCTATTATTGCATCGTATGCTTGTGTTTTACCTTTTGTGTAAAGTCCTCTTTCTGAACTAGCACTTGTTCCACTCATTATTTTTTCTCCTTAACTATATTAACCCAGCATTTGTCGGGGTCTATTTCACTTACATATAATTGAACTTTATAGTCCTGATAGATTGCCTCAGCACAAGTGTATAGTTCGTATGATTGTTCAGACATCAAACCATCTATTGCACCTCTCCTAAAACAACGATATCCGATAGGTACTTCACCACCAAACTTTCCCTTCTCGTTAGGTAAATGATAGTGCCTATTTCCTACCTCTGTTTTTGATATTAGAGATAGTGACTTAATAAATAGATCCTTTTCTTGAAGATAATTTTCTAGTTTATGCCAAGGCGAAAGTTCTCCTGCTATTTTAGCAAGTATTCCTTCCCCTTCCATTAAAGATTCTCCGTTAGATAATCCAACGATAAAATTGACTTTTGTTTCTGGTAATTCCATAACCTCTCCTCAGATGTTATTTTAATTAGATTCTACTGATAGGTGAATTCTATTCTTACCTTGTTTGCACTCTTTACACCTACACTAGAAGGGCTAGCACTTAACGCTATATAGAAATAGTGGTCAGTTGCTGGTGTTGAACTGTCTGTTACTGATAATGCAGAAGCAGAACCGTGTATCTGCGTCCAAGCAGCATCTCCTTGCTCAAATGCTTGTACCGTCATTCCTGTTGGTGCATTCGTTGTAGTTGTTCCATCATAAGCATAAAAACTTATGTCTGTAACTGTAATACTACTTGTTTCTGATATAGCAATTTTTAAGGTTGCCTCAGAATCTAGCATTGCATTGCACGCTTCTGTACCATCTCCCCAATCTGCTGTTCCACTAGCAATATACTTAACATTGTTAGGAGTATTAGCAGAAGAATCGTCTGCACCACCAGAACTCCTGACGTGTGTTCCATCGTTATAGGAACTAACTGTTATAGGATTATCAAATGTCCCATCACTGAACTGAATGTAATCAGTTGCATCAATGGTAGTTGGAGTCGCCCCTTGCAGTTGCCAAACTTGTGTTAACGCCATTTTATATTAAACTTAAATTAGATACTTTATATTATACCATTTTTCTTAAACTGTATCCCAAACTAAATCAGAAACTAGGTCATATATAGTTGTTTTAGGTTTCCACTTGAAGTATTTGTATGCTTTCAAACTATTCCCTAAAAGTTGTTCTACATCATTAGGTCTATAATAATCTTTGTTTATCTCAACCATTATTCTATCTGATTCTGTGTCAATACCTTTCTCGTCTAATCCCTCTCCCTCCCATCTTAAACTTATACCTATTTCATTGAAGCACATACTAATAAAATCTTTTACAGAATAACTCTGTCCTGTTGCTATAACATAACTATTAGGTTGTTCTAGTTTCATCATCATAGACATTGCTCTTACATAATCTCTTGCGTGTCCCCAATCCCTTTGTGCATAGATATTTCCTAATTGTAATGGCTTTTCAAACTCTCCTTTGTTGTTGTGTAGTTCCCTCACCCAATTAGATATTTTCTTAGTAACAAACTCATTTCCTCTGAGTGCTGATTCGTGATTGAACAATATTCCACAGTATCCTTTGAATCCATAACTTTTCCTATACACTTCAACAAAATTGTGTGCCATTAGTTTTGCTATCCCATAAGGACTACTAGGATTAAAAGGTGTATTCTCATCTTGTGGAATTGATTTTACCTCTCCAAACATTTCACTTGTAGACGCTTGATAAAACTTCGTATTAGGTTTGTGTTCTAATAACATCTCAACTAATTCACATACTGCTAATCCATTACATTTGAGTGAGTAAAAGGGTTGTCTAAAAGATGTTCCTACAAACGATTGTGCTGCTAAATTATAGAATTCATCTATGTCAGTATTCTTAACCACATCTAACATATTGTGATAATCTAGTAAGTCAAAATCAACTATCTTGACCTTGTCTTTAATGCCCATTTTCTCTAATCTCCAAAAACTTCTTTCTGAATTCCTTCTAGCACCACCAGTAACAGTATTTCCCTGGTCTAAGTGATACTTTGCTAAATAAGCACCATCTTGTCCTGTGATGCCTGTAATGAAGATATTCTTTTTCATTATTCTATTTCCACCTTAATTAAGATAGTAATTGTTTCTGTTTCCTTTGATAATGTATAACTACCCTTTTTTAAGAATTCTTGAACTGCTCTTTTCAATTCAGGTTTGTCAGTATCGTGTAATATAATGAATCTAGGTTCTGCTTGTGAGTATTTTTCTAAATCGTGCTTTACCATTTCATAAGTATGTATTCCATCTATGAATAAGAGTCCTGTTTTACCAAGATTTGCTATTCCTGCTTTTTCAGATGTTGTTGGAATAATAACTACTCTATGATCCAAATTGAGCGACCTGATATTGTTAATCAAACTAGGAACAATAAAAGGTTCTACTATCTGAATATAACTTTCAGAAGCAAGAAGTAAAGTAATAGCAGATTGTCCTTCTGCACTCCCTATTTCTAATATACTCTCCTCTGGTAAAAGTTTATCTGCATATTCGCATAATATCTCGTTGTCCTCTTTTGTATGCCAGTTGCGAGTCCAACTTAAACTAGGAAGCAACTCACTCCATATCCCCTGATGTTTGTACTTCATCTTTTAATACTTTCCAAAAATTAGATTGAGATTGAACTTTCTCCTTAATTAAATCATAGTTACTATAATCCCAATCCCAAGATATAGCACCTATTTTATTATTTAACAATAAATTACATCCACATAAATATGCCTCAACAACAGTCCTTCCAAATGGTTCTTCATAATCAAATGGCTTATGATAAAAATATTCACACCTCTGATACTCTTTTATCAATTCATCTGTGCTTAACTCTCCTAAATATTTCATATTTTCAGGTATCTTCTTTATATCCTCTCCCCAACCCGCAACATAAAACTTCATCCACGGATTTTGTTTCGCATACTCCACAAACCCTATTGAACCCTTACTCTCACAGAAATTCCCTGCCCATAATACAGTATTCGGCTCCTTTTCCCCCTTAATCTTAAATTTTTCAACATCAATCGGAGATGGTATTAAGCTACTATTCTCAATCTTATACCCAACCAACTTCTCTACACTCTCTTTATGCAAAGGACTTAAAAATATAGTCCGATTCACCTCCCTATACAATTCTGGAAAATTCCCCGCAACCCATAAATCGTGTTCATATCTGATTACTTTCCCTGACGCTACTAGCGACTCTACAACTGACCTTTCCCACAGGGTAATATTGTTTATCACAATTAAGTCATACTTGCGTGTAGAGGGTATTACAGAACCTCCCAGCACTATGTCTATGTCATACCCTAGGTTCAACCCATACTCAATCATCTCTTTATTTGTCTGTTGAGCACCTCCCTTGTTTGTTTTAGTAGAATAATCTGCTAACCAGAGAATCTTCATCTTAAACCTCTAATTAAGATTATGTAGCAATAGTCATCAGTATAATATCCTTTCAGAATAACTTCCTCTGTATATTTATGTTGTAAGTTTTCATTGTGAGTAGGTGATCCTTTCCAAAGTTCCATAGCATATTCAATATTACAAGGTCCTTTATATAAGTTTTCTCCAATCCAACTATAATTGAATCCGTCTGTCCTACACTTAAAGTCACAACCATTACTATTCGTATGACTCCAATATCCTGTATTAAGTAAATCTTTTAGTTTAGTTTCTGCTAAATCTCTTAATACTTTTTCTTTCTTTTCAACAACAGGTTTAGGAACAACAACAACTGCTTCTTTTGTTATTTCTTTTAAAGTTGTTTCTGTAATCTGTGTTCTGGAACAAACCTCTCCAACAGCAGTAGTAATCATTACAGTAATCAGAACAAATACTAAAACACCTAGCAATCTAATTAACCACTTCATATATTTTATTTTCCAAGTTATCTATTATCGCCTTAGGACTTCTTTCCTGTGCGATTACACTTCTTGCTCTCAAATCAAATGTGTGTGGTAATGTGTCTACTAACCCTCTAATCCCCTCAACATCATCAGGTTTGACAAAGTGAACTCTATCTCCGAACTCTACTAAATCAATATGACCTGCTACCTTAGTTGTTATTACTTGTAATCCCATACATAATGCTTCCAATACAAGTGTTGAAATACCTTCTGTATCACCACTCTTTGTTACTCTTGAAGGTGCTATTAACAACCAAGATTTTTCCAATAGTTCTTTCATTTCATCTCTATCCAACCAACCAACAAACTCTGCTCTACTAGATATTGCTTTCAGTTTAGGTGCTAATTCTCCATCTCCAAACACAGTTATATTAGGAACTGCTTTTATTGCTGTATCTAATCCTTTCTTTTCAACAAATCTTCCACCACAAACTATTTTACCTCCCATTGTTCTTGTTCGTTTCAATCTGTCTATATCAATACTAGCACCCCAAAATACTAATTTGTCTTCTGGAACACCCCACTCAATAAACTTTTTCTTATGATAACTTGAAATATATCCTACAAACTTACAATTCGGTTGCTTAATAACTTCTCTGAACTTTTCTCCATCATCAGTCCATATATCCCAGGCGTGTGCAACAAATCCAAAAGGTTTCCCAAAAGTAGACGCCTTTAATGCAATATGTGCAAAGTGTGAAAGTATAAAATCACAATCAGACAAATCCATATAAGGATATTGTAATCTATGAACTTTCACATTATGTCCTCGCATAGTTAATTCTTCTATTTCCAAAGGTATCCAAGTTTCACTAGGTAACGGATAATCATAAAGCACATACCCTATATTCATTCAAGTAATTTTTTCAAATTATCTACTAAACTTTCAAATCTAAACTCCTTTTTTCTACTAACAAACTTATCAACACTCATTGCTTTTTTCAATTTCTTTGCTAAATCCAATTCGTCATCCCTCTTTGCTATATGTATATGTTTATCATTTCCTGCCACCTCTCTTAAAGCACCACTATCCATAATCACACACTCTAATCCCATATACCTACCTTCTGCCAACCACATACCATATCCCTCGTATGGACTAGGACAAAACATTACCTTCGCCCTAGAATACATTTCATACTTCTCATCATCACCCTTATCATAATGAGGAATT